TATTAGGATCAATTCTAATGGAGAAAGGTGCTTATCACGTTGTATCTAATATCTTGCAACCTGATTACTTTACAGGATGGCACGAGGAGGTTTATACGGCAATTGTCGAAGTAAACGCAGACGGTAAGCCTATTGACCTGCTAACGGTATGCGATAAACTAAAAGCAAAGCGGAGCAACCTTAAAGCCTATGACGTTGCAGCATTGACTAACAAAATCGGAAGTTCTGCTAATATCGAGTCTCACGCTTGGATACTAAAAAACAAAGCCATAAAGCGAGAACTCGAACTAATGGGTTTAATGATTGCACAAGAGGCAGAGAAGGACAACGTATCCGTTAATGACTTACTTGACAACGTGCAACAGCGAGTTAACGCAATGACTACAAGTTTTGAGCAGGTAAAGCCTGAGAGACTTGCTACAATTATGAATCGTGAACTGACCGAACGTAGTACACGAGAAGGCGGTATGATGGGAGTTGCGACAGGATTGCACAAATGGGACAAGGCAATTGGAGGATTGTACACAGGAGTTCACGTTGTTGCGGCACGGCCTGCGATGGGTAAAACAGCGTTTGCGGTTAGTATTGCGGTCAATGCGTGTAGGGAGTTGCCTGTTTGCTTTTGGAGTGGCGAAATGATTAGAGACAAGATTGCACTTCGTGTAGAGTCTTATCTAAGCGGTATAGAAACAGAACGGTTACGTCTTAACAGAATAAACGACTCTGAACGTATGAAGTATGATCAAGCACACACTACAATGCAAGACCTTGACTTTGAGGTTGACGATACGCCAAGCATTAACTTTGCACAGCTACGGATTAAGTGCCTAAAGTGGAAGGCTAAATTTGGCAAGTTTATTCTTGTAATGGATTACCTTGGACTTATGGACGATGGCGGAGATGAATACAGAGGCGTTACGCAAAACTCTAAAAACATTCACGCAATGGCAAACGAGTTAGACATACCAATTGTATTACTGCATCAGTTGAGTCGAAGCGTTGAGTCACGACCTAATAAAGTTCCGCAGCTATCTGACTTGCGTGCATCAGGTGGTATAGAGCAGGATGCTGATACGGTAACTTTTTTGTATCGACCTGATTACTACGAGTTACCTGACGATCCTATACGAGGAGGACAGACCGAAAAGGGCAAGGCATACGGCATAATAAAGAAAAACCGAGAAGGCGAGTGCCTTGTTTGCGACTTGCGATTTGTCGGTCAAAGTAGTCGATACGATAATTGGAATGTTGACAATGTGGACTTTACGCCATTTTAAAATTTAGTAAATTAGGGATATGCTTGACACTTATGAAACAATAGCAGAGGGATACTTGCACTTATTTGAGAAACGAGTTTGTGAGTACTTGGTTACAGGAAACATAAACGCACTACGAGAGGCTCACGATGAGATATTCGGCTTAGAAGTCGACAAGTCTTACTTTGAGTGGTCACGCCTTGAGGATTACGTTACGATTGTTGGGCAATTGCTTTATGCGTTTGACTCTCAGAACGATAAGATTCTAAAGATGAAACAAGCACAGTTACTTAGATTTTGGAACAATGTATAAGTACAGCGAAAAGAGAAACACCTTAACCTGCATCTGTGGCAAATGGAAATGCAGCACGGCAGAGAAAGGTATTAAGATATGCGATTGTGGCAAGTTCACTTACACATACGCAACAAGACCACATAGTTGTGGTTGTAGGGGTAAAATGGAGGACGTTAAGCACGTCAGTTATGACAAAGTAAAAGATTATTTATGAATAAGCAGTTAATTTTAGGAAGGGTTGGGCAACAACCTGAGATCGTGGATGCAAGCACGACAATTTGTAAGTTTAGTGTTGCAACGTCTGAGCGTTGGACTAAGAACGGAGAGAAGCAGGAACGCACAGATTGGCACAATGTGGTGGCGTATGGCAAGACAGCCGAAACACTACACAAGTACGTAAACAAAGGTGATCAAATCTATATTGAAGGAAAGACTCGACACCGTAAATACCAAGACAAAAACGGAATTGACCGTTATGCCGTAGACGTAGAGGTTGCAAACTTTGAGTTTGTTGGTGGTGGTAAGTCAGAGCCAAAGGCAGAGCCTGTTGCTGATACAGGTTATGGAGATAAATTGCCGTTCTAATGGGACTACGACAGAAAATCAAGGATGCAGTTCCTCAAGACATTGATCACGCTCTTGTAGTGTACGTCAATCGTAAAGGCGTAGTCACGGCAGGAATGCACGGAGATGCAAACAAGTGTGCCGAGGGATTACTTGCATTGATGAAAAACGATGAGGTGGTGGAGAAAATACTTACAGCAGTCGTTAAAACTTATGCGGAGTCAGAAGGAGCTGTTTGAGTTTGTTTGGGCAACTCGTGAGCACGTAAGCGAGGTATCCGGTAAGCCGTTATTGCCACGCCATCATTATCAATGGCATTGGCAGTTTGCTCACATATTAAGCAAAGGACAATATCCATCGTTTAAGCTTAACCCTGACAACATTATGTTAATGCTACCTGATGAACACGAAAAGCAGGAGCGTTATGATTTATTTAATGAACGCAAAGAAGCGTTAAAACGACAGTATTATGAAAGTAAGAATTGATTTAGAGTACAACGGTGAGGCGACAACAATGTTTTGTAGAGGCATCGAAGTTACTGAGTTGAGCAAAATGATTAGAGGAGGCAGAGATACAGGATTCTTCTACGTTAACCCTAACGGAAGTGTGGTGTTAATTGGTAGCGATGTGATCAACGGAGGCATAATAACCGTTTGTCAGGCGTAAATTTTTTTAATTATTTTTAGATTATGGTAGTATTATATCAAGGATGCACAGGAGACAATGTGCGAGTTATCCAAGAAGCACTTGGAATTGAGGTTGACGGCATATTTGGCCCAATCACAGAACACTTCGTAAAGGAGTATCAAAAAAACAAAGGACTTTGGTCTGACGGTATTGTTGGCCCTAAGACGTGGACAATGTTGCAACTTGCAACCACAGACAAGCAAGAGGCGGATACACAACCTGAACACTTTTTAGACTTAGACATTAGAAACCACTACCTGCCGAAAGGCGAGTATTTGGAAGGGCCTACTAAAAAGGAGTATCTATTTCTGCATCACACAGCAGGATGGCACAATCCTTACAAGTGCGTTGACAATTGGGGACGAGATAACCGAGGACGGATTGCAACTGAGTTCGTTATTGGAGGGCCGTCAATATTCAATACAGACTTTGAGTATGATGGTGAGATTGTTAAGTGTATACCTGACGGTGGTTATGCTTGGCACTTAGGAAAGAACGGAAATCAAGCAATGCATACGGATAGCGTTGGTATCGAGGTGTGCAACTTTAGTTATATTGTAAACGGCAAGTGCTATGCAGGGCATACAGTCCACGAGGATCAAATAGTTAAACTTGACAAGGCGTTTAAAAACAAACAGTATTGGCACAGATACAGCGACAAGCAACTGAACGCACTAAAGCACTTGATTGAGTTTATAGGCAACAGAGACAATATTGATATACGTGATGGGTTACCAAAACTTGTGAAGGAGAAAGGTGCAAAGGCATTTGAGTGGAACGTAGATGCGTACTATGGCAGAGTGAAAGGTCTTTGGACACACAGCAACACGAACAAGTATAAAAGCGATATGTTTCCACAACAGGAGTTGCTTGATATGTTAATGAGCTTATAGGTGAAGATTCTTGAACTATTTGCAGGTAGCAGGTCAGTTGGTAATGTCGCTGAGTCATTAGGACACGAGGTTTTTTCAGTCGATATAAATGCGTTTGATGGTATCGACTTGGTTCAAGACATAGAGTTTTTACTACCTAAACAAATACCTTTTAATCCTGATATGATTTGGGCATCTCCGCCTTGTACAACGTACTCCATTGCAGCAATAAGCACACATAGAGACAACGTTAGAGCAAAGACAGAGTTTGCTAAAAAAAGCGACAGATTGGTTTTAAATACTTTACATATTATCAATCACTTTAATTGTATATACTATATTGAAAACCCAAGAGGATTCTTGAGAAAGATGCCTTTTATGCGTGGCTTGCCAAAGGCAACTGTATGGTATTGCAGGTATGGAGACAGTAGAGCGAAGCCAACAGATATATGGACTAACAATTTGTACAGTATTTTTACGCCTAACGGATGGCAGCCAAAACCACAATGCCACAACGGCAACACAAATTGCCATCACGAAGCAGCACCAAGAGGCTCAAGAACAGGCACGCAAGGGTTAGCATCTAACTACGAAAGATCTAAGATACCTGTGCAACTTTGCGAGGATATAATAAAATCAACTGAACAAGCATTAAATTAAATGGACGTACTTTTACTTACAATTGGATTAACAATAATATTATGGCTTATCGTTATGGAATGGTCTTAATGCTTTTTTGGGCATTGACTGCAACGGCACAGATACATTACCGACCTGTAAGTCTACCTGACACGGCAACATTAAACTTAACAGATATACACTATCCTGTTGACGGTGTACTTGTTAGTGGACACGGATATCGTAACGGAAGAATACATCACGGACTTGATATATCGCACAACAATAGAGACACGGTTTATAGTTCGTGGTTAGGGCGTGTAAGGTACGCTAAGACAGGTTACAACGGAGGATATGGTTACTTGGTCATCGTTACGCACCTGAACGGCTTAGAGACGTACTACGCACATCTTAGAGAGTTGCTTGTTGAGGAAGGTGATTGGATTGGACAAGGGCATCCTGTTGGCATTGTAGGAAGCACAGGTAACTCATTAGGGCCTCACCTACATTTTGAGGTGCGTTATCAAGGACTGTCTATTGATCCTGAGGACGTTGTTGACAAGAACACTATACACTTACACCGAAGTGGTGATATATTTAAGATACGATGAACACTAAAATAATGAAGTTGTCTGCGATTAAGCAGAACCCAAATAACCCACGCAGCATAAACAAGGACAAGTTTGCCAAGTTGGTCAAGTCAATCGAGGAGTTTCCACGTATGCTTGAACTTAGACCTATTGTATTGAACAAGGACAACATTGTGCTTGGTGGTAATATGCGACTAAAGGCGTGTAAGCACATAGGACTAAGCGAAGTGCCTGTTGTTTACGCTGATGACTTAACAGAGGAAGAGCAACGTCAGTTTATTATCAAGGACAACGTAGGCTTTGGAGATTGGGATTGGGAACTGCTTGCAAACGAGTGGGATGTTTCTGACCTAAATGATTGGGGATTGGACTTGCCTGATATGGACGTGGAGGTATTAGAAGCCGAAGAGGACAACTACGAAGAGCCTGACAACTTACAGGTTGACGTTGTGCTTGGTGACCTTATTGAGATTGGCGAGCATCGGTTGTTGTGTGGAGATAGTACGGACTCCGACCAAGTGGCAAGGCTTATGAATGGCGAGAAGGCTGAGTTACTTTTTACATCTCCACCTTATTCAGATATGAGAGAATATAACGGAGGAAAGGACTTAGAAGTTGACAATTTAATTGAATTTATACCTTCTTGGATGCCTTTTAGTGCATATCAAGTTGTGAATTTAGGAATACAAAGAAAGGACAATAGTATTGTTCAATATTGGGATTTATACATTGACAAAGCACGTGATTGCGGATATAAGTTGCTAAGTTGGAATACTTGGATTAAACCAAACGCATCAAGTCTTGGTCAACAAACAGCAATGTTTCCAATTAACATAGAGTTTATTTTTGTTTTTGGAAATTATACTAAGGAGTTAAATAGGACAATACCTTGCGAACAAGCAGGTAAAGAATACACAAGGCAACAAAGAGCCAAAAATGGAGTAATAAACAAAGGCAAAAAACACAAAAGAAACGACTACAAAAAGTTACATTCTGCTATCCTCTTAAATCAAGAAACAAAGCCTTTCGGAAATCATCCTGCACCATTTCCAATTCAATTACCAAGTGAATACATAAAAGCAATGACTGACGAGAAAGAAGTTGTATCAGAGCCATTTCTTGGTAGTGGCACAACAATGGTAGCAGCACATCAGTTAAACAGGAAGTGCTATGGTATGGAGTTAGACCCTAAGTACTGCCAAGTGATAATTGATAGAATGCTTAACCTTGACTCAACGCTTGAGGTAAAGATAAACGGAAAGAGATATGACAAAAAGTGACATCAATAAAAAGGCAATGGTCGAGGCAATGGAGAAGTCTCTTGGCATTGTAACAAGTGCTTGCAAGGCTGTCGGCATTAGCAGAGAAACTCACTACCGATGGATGCGAGAAGACAAGGACTACAAGTCAGCCATCAAGGACGTGGAGGACATCGCATTAGACTTTGCAGAGTCAAGCCTACACAAACAGATAAAGGACGGCAATACAACGGCAACGATCTTCTACCTAAAGACCAAAGGCAAGAAGCGAGGCTATGTTGAACGTCAAGAGATAGAGAACACAGGAGAGCCTCAGATTGTGATACAACCAATGTCACAGATTGCTATGGACGTACTGCATAACATTTGAGAACAACATCAGCATTTG